AGTCTTAGTCATTGCGGATTCCCAATCCTGAGGCCGCCCATCGGCCCCCACGTTGTCCAGCCTAGGCTATTGACACTTATGTGTCAATTCGCCAGGCGCGCAGCTCGCACGCCAAACCGGTTGCCCTGTATAGCGCCAAAAGTTGAGAAATCGTCGTGGATGGGTCCAGCTCATCCAAAGGCACCGCAAAGGAATCCACTGAGTCGATAAACTCGCGCTCCGGCGCGTCCGGCACAATCGAAAGCGTCGGCGGCTCCGGCTCAATTTCCTCAATCACTTCGGTTGGGTCGAACGGGGGATGCCACACCAACGTAAGCCGGGCTCCGGGTTTGCGGTAGTCATGCCACCAGCCCAGCTCTTGCATTCCTCGCACGACGGCGGGGGAGTTAAGCCCGGTTCGGCTGCACAGCTCGACCGTGGTCACGGCCGCCTCCGGGGCGTGGTCGATATCGGCCAGCGCCTCCGTCAGCTTTTCAATCGTGGACGACTGAGGTTTGCCCTTCCGGCCCTTGAATCGGGTGTAGTCGCCGGGATACTCCAGCCCGTTTCGGCGGAGCTGGGCGCGAAAGTTGCGCGTTGCTCTCCAGTCCGACTGTGTGAAATGCAGGGATTCTGTCTCCCCATTGGGCAATCTGAACACCAGGCCCTTAGTTGTGCGCGTCGTTGTCACCCCCTGAGCCTCCAAATAGGTGATCACACGCGCGTGTTCCCGAGTCAAACCGGCCACTTAGATTCCCCTTTTCAACGGTTGACGGTTGTCACTTACGCCCAACTTAGGTGTTCAGAGACCTAAACACAATCGCTAACAGGCCTGACTGTTACGCCATTTGCGGGCCAGCTCGGCACGCCAGCCCTTCGGGGGCGGCCATGCCACGCCCCAGCCTGCGAGCGTTTCGCGGCTCCAGCCCCCGTGCCGCGTGCGGGCGGCTTCCACGTCGGCCGGTGAGGGGACGTCGAATGGGTGTGGTCTGTGTTCCGCCTCCAGAGCCCTCCGCGCGTCAGCGCGGTCGTTTCGTGTGCGCCGAGCCCATGCGCTCGGGCGGGACTCGATTTGTCGGGCCTTAGTCCAGGCCTCCCGCTCCGCTTTCGAATAGCGCGGGGTGTAGTCGGGACCGGGCTGCATCACCATCGGCAGGTCGTCGGCGGTGTTGGCCCTGGATCGGGCTGCCGCGGGGCTCCGCCCCTTGCCCTGAGCGGGGCGTGAGTGCGTCCCAGAGTCGTCGGCCTGGATGCTCTGGCCGTGCGCTATCCGACGCGCCACATAGGGGGGCGGTTTGGTGGTCCAGCCGTGTGCTTCTTCTTCGAGTGTGGGGAATCTCACAGTCATATTTCAGATCCTTCCGAAACGTAACGTTCGCGGGGCTTCGGTCTATCGTCGCATGACGATAGACAGAGCTATGGCCAGCGCGCGCGGAATGGAGGGGGCAGGTTTTCCGAGGTCTCGCCAGCGTCTTGGCATCCCTATTAGCGCTCTTGCTATATGCAAAATCGCTAATATTAGTTACGTCGGTCTGCGCAAACCTTCGGCCCACGGGATATCTGCCCGTGGGGCTTCGCTTGACACACGACTGCCTGAAATGGCGAATTTGGATAACTCGCATTTTGCGGCGTGTCGTATTGCACAGCCGGTCAGAATGCGGGAGCATCTTCACGGCTGACTTAAGCAATCACCAGGGTGCCCCGCCTAGTGCGGGGCACTCTTCATTTCCTCCGCGTGTCGTGGTAATTGCCTGAGAGTGTGGGGCTGGGGGGCGACCCGCGAACCAGGGCACCCCCCAGCCGGTCTAGGTGGTAATCACCGGCCGCGCCGTGCGCCGCAGCACATATTCCGGGATGCCCGGCGGGGCGGTGTTATCGAATCCGTCCAGGCACCGGCCGCGCTTGACGGTCGAATGCTCCGATTCCTCTACCAGCTCGATAGCGGCGAGGATCCCATCCGCCTCCACAGTCACTTCGTGGCCGTTGAAGCACTCGAAACCGTAGAGGGGCATGGTTAGGCCTCCTCGGGCTCCGGCGCGCTCTCCGGGGCCTCCGGGGCCTCCTGAGGGGCGGTGTCGTCTCCGCCGTCGCTGTGGGAGGGCTCCTCCTGGACGTCGGGGGCGCTTTCGACGGGCTCCGGGGTCTGCTGGGGCTCCTCGGTTGTCTCAGAGCCATTCTCCTGAGCGTTAGGGGTGTCGGGATCGGTCATTACTGTTCTCCTTTTGATGGGGGGCTGATCGCGTCGCCGCGGTGTTGTGGCCGGTGGTCGTCGTCCTCGTGCACGGTCGTGATCGTCTCCGGCCGGGTGCGCCCGGGCACGCTGAAACCGCTGAGCACGCCGGAGGCCGAGCCCAGGGCCACCAGCACGATTGATGCGGGGTCGGCGGCGTCGGGGAAGACAACGTGAGCGAGGGCGGCGAGAATGAACAGGATCAGGGCCACCACGATCAGGCCAATCACCCGCGCCCAGGACCGGGAGGTAGAGACCGTCCCGCCGGGGAGCTGGGCGAGCACGGAGGCGGAGACGTCCGCGACCAGATCGCTTCGGCGTGCGTTGGCCTCATTGACCAGGGTTGCGGCCTGATCCTCGGTGAGGCCGCTGGATTCCCCGTAGGCGGCGGTGTTGGATCCGATCGAGAAACCCTCACCGCCTCCCGTGGAGGAGTAGGGCCGCCCGGTGTATTCGCCCACCAGGGCGATTGTCCCGCCGGGGACGCTGATAATTCGCATGTCGGTGTCTTCCTTTCTGGGAGGTTCGGGGGTCGGCGCGGGCTGAGAGCGCATGATCGCGTCGAAATCGACGTTCCCGGAGTTGCCGTAACCGTGCGCATGGTTATAACGAAATGAGATATGCAAGTGCGGGCCGTAGTACCAGTCCTGCCCGTAACCGGACGCGCCGGAGTAGCCCAGGAGCGCGCCCTGATCCACCCACTGCCCGGCCCCGGTGGTCACCTGCGAGAGGTGCAGGTAATCCGATCCTGAGCCGTCGTCATGGTCGATATGCACAGTGCGGCCGCCGCCGCCGCCGTTGGAGTTGGAGGCGTCCGTGACCGTGCCGGAGGCGACGGCGTAGACGGGGGAGCCATAGGCGGCGGTGTAGTCGGTGCCCGGGTTCACACTGCCCCGGTTTACGTGGTCCTGGAATGAATCCGATACGTTCGTCGTATCCGTCGGATAAATGTATGGCATATCACACGTCACCCCTCCGCAATCCACGTGCACGTGGCCAGATCGACGCCGACCGCGTTGGAGCTGGCCGTGGTGCCGTCCGCGTTCACCTGATAGGTGCGGGTGTTCTGGGTGGCCGTCTCTGAGACGGCGAACCGCTTGGAGGTCGCCGGGCGATAGCCCGCCGGGATCGTGACGGAGAAACCGGAGCCGTTGGCGGCAATCTGCCCATCCAGGTAGACCACCCCGCCGAACTTGCGAATTTTCGGGGTCCGGCCGTTCTGGATCACCGCGCCGGAGACCACCGCCAGCACGACCCACCCGGTATCACCGCCGTGCGGATCCATGGCGGTCGCCAGATTCTTGATCGCGGTGGCACCCTGCGAAATCGGGTCGGTGGGATCCGGGTAGGGGAGGCCGTTTGTGGTCTGTCCAGTCATGCTCTCTACTCCTCAAATCTGATACATAGGTGTCAAGTTGCCGGTGCGCCGACGCCGTACACGTCGGCCCAGGACATGGCCGGGCTGAACTGCGCCCAGGTCCAAGCGGCCGGTAGTTGGCTCCAGGTGGCGGAGGCTCCCTGGCCGACGCTGGAGACGGTCAGCTCCAGCACCCAATCGCCGTCCTCATAGGTGTAGGTGCCGCCCTCGATATAGACGCCGATCAGGTTGGGGCTGGGGGTCCAGTCGGGCAGGTTCAGGATGGAGAGCGCCCGGCCGATCCGCTGGGTGCCGTCCAAGAGGGTCAGCATGGCGTCCAGCTCGTCATGGGAGAGGGTCGCCTCATAGCGCACCGCCCAGGTGATCCCGGAGACACGCCAGCCGCCGAACGTGAGCCGGGCCAACAGTGCGGCCGCCACGCGCTCGGCGTCGGTCTGGACGGCGAGCTGGGTGGTCAGGGAGTAGCCGCGCTGGCCGATATCGGCCTCCAGCGGGGCATCCACCACGATCACGTGGCGCTCGGTGGTCTCCGGTTTCCCGGCCCCGTCCACGCCCTGCTGATTCCAGGTAATATCCACTCGGGTAGCGACGTCGGAGACGTCCTGAGTCCACCGGATGGGCTCCTGGAGCACATTGGAGGAGGTCAGCGTGACCGCGCTCGGGGCGGAGCGGTTGGGCACGATCACGACATAGCCGCCGACCTTTGCCAACAGGCGCAGCGGCACCCGGTTGTTCGGATCCTCCAGCCAGTAGTACGCCCCGCCGGGATCGTGCACGGCACTCCAGGCAATCGCGCCCACGGAGGCCGCCAGCTCCTCCACCAGCCCGGCGGCGGGCTGGGAATCCACATCCCGATAGGTCACCGGGACGGCCGCGATAGAGCTATCAATCTGGGCGTCTACATCCATGGCGGCCAGGGCCAGGATGCGGGTTACCCGGGATCCCAGACCCTCCACCGCCCAGGGCGCATCCCCGATCCGGTCGTTGGCCAGGTCGGCGGTGAAATCCTTTGCGGTCACCCCGACCTGAGTCGTGCCGCCCTCCAGGCCGAGCCGGTATTGGGCCTCCATGTCCGTCACCCGGCCCCGGAAGACTGAGACAGTGCGGATCGTGCCCCCGGCGGGCGCGTTCACCACCAGATCATCCAGATAGGCGCGGTCGAAATTCGCCCAGGTCAGCCCGGAGAGGCTGGCCGCATTCCAGGCCGGATTCCCCCAGCTCGGCCCGGCCATACCCTGCCAGCTCATGGCCATGGTGGGGATCTGGATGCGCAGGCCCACCCACACCCCGGAGGCGGGGATCGTGGCCGTGCCGGAGAGCACCACCCATCCGCCGGTCTGCACGTCGGTGCGCACCCCGCCGGGCAGCACGGCCATGCTGGAGCCGTCCGGGTTGGGCAGGGCGACCGGATCCACCTGGATCACCGCGCCGGGCATCGTCCACACCGCCGCCGACCACTGCCAGGACTCCCCGGACGTGGCCCGGGGGATCGCATCCCAGGCGGTGGGATCCGAGCTGAACGGGGCCGGAGGCACCACCACCACAGCCGGATTCACCGCGTTATTGCCGGTCAGCTTGGCCGCGTGCGCGCCGGAATGCGGGTTCTCCGCGACCACCTGCCACACCGCATAGCTGATCGTGCCGCCCGGGATCGCGCCCACCGGCAGGCCCTCGAAATCGCCCTGACTCATCACGTTCCGGGTATCGCCGGAGGGCAGCAGACCGGAGGCGACCACCTCCAGCACGCGCCCGGTGGCCATGTCGGTAAGGAAATCGGCGGTGCCGTGATTCTGGACGATATCCAGGGACAGGCTGGAGGGCTCCGGCTGATCGACCGTCGTGGAGCGCCCCCACGACACTTTCAGGCCGGAGAGGGCGGCCACCTGCCCGGCGTAGAACTCCGCCGCGGTGGAGGCGACCAGCTCCCCGTCTAGGTAGACCTCACAGTCCACCAGGCCGGTCATGCGGGGGAGCCAATCACGATGCCCCGCTCCCGGCGGTCCAGCTTGACCAGCTCGCGCCGGATCGTGCGCGCAATCTCATCCCCCTTGAAAGGCGATTGCACAATCACGGTCACCGGCCGCTGTGCCGGGATCGCGGCCAGGTTCGCCACGCTCCGGGTGGCCAGCGGCGAGAGGGAGCGGGAGAGCCCGCCGTAAGTGATGGTCGGGGCGGTGAACGAGACCCCCGAGGGCCTGGCCCCGGAGGAGGCGACCTTTCCGCCGCTGATCGCGGTGGCCACAGAGCCCAGCCAATCCGGGATTTTCAGGGAGTTAAACCACTTGATCACGTTGGCCACGGCGTCGGCCACCCACCCGAACGCATCCGCAATTCCCTTCAGAATCGGGGCCAGGAGCTTCAGCGCCCCGTTAATCAGGGTGCCGATAGCACCGGCCAGCACCCCCGCAATCGCCGCCGCCAACTGTAATATCGGAGAAATGAGTTGCAGAATCGGAGATATCAATTGGAGTACAGCACTGATGATCTGCAATATCGGCTGGATGATGGGCATGAGCGCGTTGAGGAGCTGGCCGAGGATCGGCAAAAACGGCGTCAGCGCGGCAGAAATGATCTGTACCACAACTTGCATAAGTTGTACGATTACAGGAATGATCGGCATAAATGCACTAAGTACTAGATTCAATATTTGAACCAGCGGGGGGAGGAGGGTATCCAAGAGGGGCTGGATCACCGGCAACAGGGCCAGGAAGGCATCGGAGAGGGCCTGGACGACGGGCATAAGGGCCGTGATCACGGAGGCGACCACGGGCAATATTGCAGATGCAAGCTGGGCAAATATCGGGGCAATGACCTGGAGGGCACCGCCGAGGGCACCGGCCAGGATCGGGATCAGCGGGGCCACGGCGGTAAGCACCTGGATCAGCCCGGCGGCGACGGTCTGGAGGGCCTGAGCGACGATGGGGAGCACCGGGGCGAGGGCCTGGAAAGCCTGCTGAATGGCCCCGCCAAAGGTGGCCTGGAGCTGGGGGGAGGTCGCAATGAGCGCGCCGAGCGCGGCCACCACGATTCCAATCGGGCCGGAGAGGGAGGAGAGCAGGCCGCCGATAACGGGGACGTTGGCGAAGAATCCGCCTGTGGCGGCCGCGCTGGCCGCCGTGATCGCGGCCAGCACCGGCAGGAGCCCGGCCAGCGAGTTACCGACCGCCGACGCATCCAGGCCCTTAAATTTCGTGATCAGACCGTCAAAAGTATTACTTATGGTCTGGATGGTCGGGCCGAACGCCTGAGAAAGGGCGTCCACGGTCGCTTGGATAACCGGGATCACGGCCCGCAGCGCGTCGGCCAGCTTGTTAGCGAAATCGACGCCGAGCCCGCCGCCGGTCGGATTGATAAACGGCGCGTTCAGCACCGCGCCGATATCGCGCAGCGCGCCCTTTACCCGGTCGGTCGCGCCCACCCACGTCTGTTTCACGGCGTCGGCGGCCCCGGCAAACCGGGTTTCCATCCCGGAGGCGAGCGCGTCCAGGGCGGCCGTCGCGTCCAGGGTGCCGTTAGAAATCTCGTCGCGGATCTGCGCGCCGGTCTTGCCCATGCTCTGGCCGATCAGCTCGGCCGCGTTAATGCCGCGCTGGCCGAATTGCATAAGATCCTGCGCGGTGATCTTTCCGGCCGACTGGATCTGAGCCATAACAAATGCAATATCTTGCAGATCCTTGGAGGAGCCACCGGCCGCCGCCACGGCGTCTTGGATTGCGCCGAGGTAGGGGATCACCTTTTGCGACTGGACGCCAAAGGCGAGCATTTGTTGGGAGGCCTCGATAAAGGCCTGACGCGGGAACGGCGACGTCTTGGCGAACGCTGCAATATCAGACATCATCTTGTTAGCCGCGTCGGCGGATCCCAGGATGGTTTTGAATGCGGCCCCGGCCGTCTGATTGAGGGTGTTATAGGCCGCGCCGGTTTTGAACACCGACGCGGTGAGGGCGAGGATGCTGCCCGCGCCGACCGTCCAGACGGCCGCGAACGCCTTACCGGCGGAGGCCGCCGCCTGCGAAAACGACCCGACACTCTGGCCCGAGCTGGACAGGGCGCGCTGGAGGTCCGAGTTATTGCCCAGGATGTTCACGACCAGGTTTGCAGGTCTACCCATCGTCGTCGTCTCCCTCGAATAGATCGGGCCTCAGTCGCCGGACGGCGGCCCACATGGCGTCAATTTCTTGCCCGGTGTGCTCGACCATCACCGAAAGCGGCTGATGGTAGAGAAACCCCAGGAGGGCTAGTGCTCTGAGCTGTTCTCCTCTCCAGTCCCAAGCGGCATTTCGCCGCCAATCGGCGCTTCCCCCAGGCGCTCCACCGCCCGATTGAGGAAGGGCGCTAGCGCGGTCAGCGGCATGTCCAGCACGTCATCGGGGCTGAACGGCGGCGGGTTGCCGACGTCGGCGGCGTCATGCTTGGCCGCCCACCAGGCGAGCATGGCCGCCATGTGCGAGGAGCCGAACGACTGGAGCGGGAGGCCGAGCGTGGTCTCCCACTCGCCGGTCTCGCGCGGGCTGAACGCCTGTTGAATCCGGGTCGGGTCAATGTTGCCGACGTCGGGGGTGGGATCTGTCATGGTGTGCTCCGGTTCGCGGGTTGTCACCTATGCGTCAAGATGCGGAGCCGGTGGAGGCCGCGATCTTGTCTAGGATCTGATTGATATCTGAAATGTAATCGTCAAGCCATTGGGCTTCGGTGGCCTGGGCGGCGTCGATAATGAAGAACGATCCGGGGAAGGATCCGCCGCGCCAGCCCTTACCGGGATTGGGTCGGCCGGGCCAGCCGTAATGAATGTTTCCGGCGTAGGGCACCCGGGCGGAGCCCGCGCGCACGACCGCCCGGCCGATCTGGCGTGTCCCGCGCACGGTGGAGGCGAGTGCGCCTGTTGCCCCCACCGGGGCGCGGGATCGGGCCTGGGCGGCGACGAACGCCGACACCCGGGCGTTGGCATCTTTGAGCATGTCCGGCGCTACGGAGGCCGCCGCCATGGCGGCGCGCAGCTCGCGCGCCCCCACCACGTAAAACCCCGCGTTCACCGGCACGGGTCTAGGCCGCCGTGCTCTTGGAGCTGCTGGCCGCCGCCGCGCCCCCGGTGGGCCACGTCACGGTGGGCTCCCCGTCAATGCCCCAGTCGATATCCCGGGTAATCCGGGTCTTGACGTCACCGCCGAGCCCGACAAACTTGACATTGATATTTCCGGCGATGGTGGGGGCGGTGGCGACGTCGTTCGGCGTGAACGTGAACGCCACTTTCGTATCCCGGTTGTCGTAACTCCATTTCTGGAATCCGGTAGACAGGTCGAAATCCTGGATGAGGGTGGCGGTCAGGTGCCAGGGGCCGGAGGCGGTGCCGCCGCCGACGGTCTCGCCGGAGAGCACGTTAGCGGTGTCCTCCTGATCGCCGTCCTGCTGCTCAATGACAACGTTGGTCGCCTGGGAGGCCACGGCCTGCGCGGTGCCGGTTTCCCCGAAACTCAGGGTGCCTTTCCATAGACGGGAGTCGGTTACGGTCATGGTTTCTCTCCCCTAAACGGTTGTGAGGGTGACTGAAATACAGGGCAGGCCGGAGGCTCCGCCCTGCTGGGTGAGGATCGTTGTGGGCTGGACGGTCTCAATGACGCCGATATCGCTGAGCGCATCCATGAGCTGGCCAACCAGGGCGTCGGCCTCCATCACGGTCGCCTCCGGCGAGCCCGCCGGGAGAGCAACGTGCACGTCCCAGGTGATCTGATCCCCGGTCATCGTCAGCGGGACGGTTTGCGACCACTCCGGCCAGCCCTGCCCCGGCGTCGGGGTGCGCGGGGGCATGGCCAGACCGGTAATGCCCTCCAGGGTGGAGAGCTGGGCCGCGATATCCTGCCGGGTGATCATCCGAGGATCACCAGCCGAAACGGGCGCTCCAGGCGCTCAATCTCAGCGTCGAATCGGGGGAGGTTCGCGCCCCCGAATTCGGCATCCGAACCGATTACCCCGAGGGGCAGAGCCATGGCCGCGACCTCCCGGCCCACCCGGCGATAGATCGCCTGGGTAAGCTGGGCGGCCCACGGATCCACCCGGCACACCTGGGCTTGTGCGCCCATCTCGGCGTCGATAACCGTCTGGAGCTGTTCATCACTCACGGCGGTCTCCGGAACGCCGATCCAGGCGCGCACGTCGTCCAGTGCGGGGGTTTCCGGGGGGGTGGGATCAGTCATGGGCTCTGCCCCGAGTGCCGTTACTTGCTCGACGCCGCAGCGAGCGGGGCCGTGGCGGGCGTGAACTTCGTGAACGCGGCCGGAACCGTATTGATAAACGCCCCGTAACCGCCGTAGGCGACGTCCTGGCCCCACAGGGTGGGCTCTGCCACCGTGATCAGGCCGCGGACGTTCTCATACCACTCCAGGAACCGGGACGGCCCCTGAATCATGGTCTGAGCGGGGAAATTCACATCCACAATCAGCCGGAAACCGGAGACGTCACTACCGGTCGTGCTGCCCGGGTTGACGGTCGGGAAGATGGGCTGGCCAAACGAGTTGACCAGGCCGCCGAGCTGGCCCCAGACGTCCGGGGAGACCCACAGCGTGTCAGGCATGGCCGCCTGACCCTGGGCAAGCGAGGTCTGAGCCCCAGCGAACAGGGCCGCCCGCACCGCGTCGGGGGTGTTGTCGGCAATCGGCACCGCCGCCCCGGTGATGGAGGCCACGAACTGGGCCGCCGCGTCGGAGTCGGTCTCCTGGGCGTAGGCGTAGGCGAAATCCTGGGCCAGGATGCCCATGACGGCCGGGTTAGACCAGTCCACCGCCTGATAGGAGACGTCCACGGTTCCGCCGTAGGTCTTGGCGGTCACGGGGAGCTTGCCGATAATCATCTTCCGACTGGCAAGCTGGGTCTTCTCCGTCGCCTGGATGCCCACCTGGACGTGCTGGGTGACGGTCGGCCGGTCGAATCCGCCCGTGCCGGGCAGGGTGCCCCGGCGCACCGACTCGATAAACGGGCGCACGCCGTCCAGGAGGCTGATCACCGGCCCGAGGATGGGCCGCGGGATCAGACCGGGAATGTCGCCGGTGGTCTGATCGGCCACCGCCCGCTCAATGCGCTCCCGGGCCTCCGGGTCGCGCTCGGCGGTCGCCCGGTGCAGGGTGACCAGGTATTCACCGATCCCGCCGGGGAATTCCCGGGCGAGGACTTCGGCCGGATCCTCCGCCTTAGCCGGGGCGGCGGAGCGCTGCACCGGAGTAGCGGGGATCTTGGATCGAACCGTGGCGACCTTATTCCGGGTCTCCTCGATCTTGGAATAGTGCTCGATGGACTGGCGCAGCTCCTCAGCGCGGGTCTGGGAGCGCTCGACGGTGGCCGCCTCCTCCTCAGAGGGCTCACGGCTCTCCTGGGCGGCGCGGTCCAGCGTTTCGGTAATGCCGGTCTGGATATCCTCGAATTCGGACACCAGCCGGTCAAGATAAAGCGACATGCGGGCGCTTTCCTCTCAGCGGGTGCGGAGGCTCCGCCGGGGCTGGGAGGGTTCGCACAGCCGACACCTGGGCAGAGTCACAACGCGCAAAATGGGCGTGAAATATGACACTTCTGGAGGTGTCGGCGTGGCGGGGCACGGTTAGCGGCCGTGCGTCCGCTGGCCCCTCTAGAGGGGGCCTAACGTCAATGTCCAGGCGACGTAGCTGGGGTCCTAGCCCTGGGCAGGGTGCCGGTTCACGCCGCGGAACTTGCTAGGTTCCGCGAGGATGGAGACTTAACTCCCGACCGGGTATCTGCTCGGCGATCCGTCGCGGTTAACACGTTGCCGTGCTTGATACGTAGATGTCAAGAGGCAATTTGGGGATCCGGGCGGATTTTTGGCGGTTCGGATCCGCCAAAAACGACCATGCCCTCAGCGGCCCTGGAAGGCCCCTTAGACGCGCGCACCCCCCTAGATGGGCAACGATGCAATCTAGGGGGGAAATCGCGTTAGACGGCCATTTGCCGTTTCTGAGAGCTAAACGGTGGGCTTGATCCGCGAAACTACGCGGTGAACGGCCTCCCGGGTCTCCGCGGCCTGCCTCCGGAACTTATCCAGCTCCGGGGTCGGGGCCAGATCAATAATCACATGCTCCCGGGCCACCGCGACCCCGGCACCCGCGTACTGGGGCCGTGCCGTGGCGGCCACATGGGAGAGCCCGCAGGACTCCCGGACGGCCACCAGCTCGGGGCCGCGCTGCACCTTCCGGGTGCGGTAGACGTGCGCCGACACGCTCCACCCGCGCAGCTCGCCGGAGCGGGCCTCCTCCGCCTGGGGGTGTTCCCGGTTCAGCCGAAATCCGAGGTCCAGCCCCTCCGCCGACTCTGAAATATCAATGCACCTGCCGAGGTAGCGCTCCCCCTCGTCGCCGTAGTGGCCGACCATGAGATTCACCCAATTCCCGCCGCGCCGGACGTCCCGAGAGAATGCCCCCTGCTCGAATTCTTCCATGTAATATTCTTTGCCGTCGTCGGTGACGCGCTGGGGCACTCCGTAGGGCACCGCGCGGCCGTAGAGGGTCCAGCCGTCGCCCACCGGCTCCAGCGTGGTCACGGGCAACGCGCGCTCAATGATCAGCTCTGACATGTCTAGCTCTCCGTTCCGGTCGTAATCTGCAAGGCTTGATGCTCGACGGATGCGGCGGCGGCGACGGCGGCCGGATCCGGCGGGGTGTTCGTGGTCTCGGCGGTCGCGGGCGGCGCGACGTCCTCTAGCGGCGGCCGGTTGAGGGCGGCGCGGGCCTCATTCACAGTGATGATTCCGGCGGCCACCAGGCCTTGCAGGAATTCCGCCGTGCTGGCCGTGTCGGCGCGCATCCGGGAGGCGTAATCCCAGACCAGCTCCGTGCCGCCGGGCAGGAGCCACTTGGAAATGGTCTGGGTCAGCGGCTGGGCGTAGCGGTCCACCGAATCCCGGACGAAATCAATATCCGCCGTCTCGATGTTCTGATAGGTCATGCTCGGCCCGTCCAAGCCGAGCTTCCACCCGGGCACCCCCACGGCGTCGGCCACCATTTGGGCATTCCAGGTGCGGGCCTCCACAAGCTGGGCCTGTTGAGCGTTGCCCACGATGGGCTTGAGCTCGGTTCCGTTGGGAAAGATCACCGGCTCCCGGGTGGTCACAATCGCCCGCCACTTGGCTTTCAGATCGTCGGCCTGGGTCTGGGTAGAGGTCTGATTGGTCGTGATCACCGCGGGCGGCAGGGCTCCGGCGGCGAATTGCTCCCGGGAGTACTCCTCCGCCGAGACGGCCCCGCCGAGCCAGTCGCCATACTGGGCGAGCACACCGCGGCCCAGAATCTCCCCCGAGCGGTTCCCGAACGGCACGTGAAACAGATCCTCCGGGGCCAGGGTCTCCCCGCCGATCACCCACTCCCACCAGCCGGGCTCCGCCGGATCCGTGATGATCCAGACTTGATCGGCCGGAACCGGCACCAGCCAGCCGGGGCGGCCGGTCCTCCAGTCGATATCCCCGGGCAGGGCGAAATGGTTACCGTAGAGGATCGCATCCTCCGCGCACGCCCACTTGTAGGCCCAAACCGTCGTCAACGGATCCGGGGTGCCGACGATGCTGGGCTGATCGTCCAGCCGTTGCCACACCCCCAGGTCGGCCGACCAGCGGCGCGCATACCATCCGGTACTTGCGATTGCGTTGGCCAGGAGGGCGACCGCCCGGCCGAACGGCGGCAGGCCCATGGCCTGTTTCTCCGTCGCCGGGCGCGGCGGCGGGACCGGGGGCTCACCGCCGAGAAAGCCGAGCCATTCCCGAGCGTCGGCCAGCCGGGCACCGCCCATTCCGGCGAGCGTGCCGGGTGAGACTCCCCGAACGCGGCTAGCATTCAAAATACGGCGTACATCGGCGCGCGTGCTCATGCGCCCTCCCGGTCCTAGTAGACGAAAAACGGTTGAGGGTCAGGCGCACGCCCTAGCGCCCATGACGCCAGGGTAGCGGCGACGATGGGGGTTTGGGAGACCGAAACCCGACGTTCCCACTGCCAGCTCTTGCCGGTGGTGCGCTCGGCGGCGGCGGCGGCGGCGGCCATGACTTCGTAATAGTCGCTCTGCCGGATCCGCACCCGGTGTTCGCGGAACCGGGCTTCCATGGCGTAGCACGCGGCGGCGAAATCGGCCGACTTCGTGGCCACCACTTTGCCGGTGGTGGTCTCATCGTCGGTCAGCGCGTAAATCAGGTCATGGCCGGGGCCGTAGTCGTCCACGGCGATAGCGGCGACCGCCGGGGCCAGGGCGCGCACCGCGTCGGCCACCCACGCCGAGCCCGGCCGGTGGTCGATCAGCTCCAGGAGCACTCCCCCGGCAACGTCAGGGTCGGCCACGGCGGCATGGATGGAGGCGGAGCGGCCGAATGGGTCGATATCCACGCCCAGGGCGGTCGTGACGTCGGCCGGTTGCTCGGCTAGAGTCGCGGCGGCCAGCCAGTCGGTTTGAGTGATCGCCGTCCAGGCGCTCGCCCCGCGTGCGCCCGGCCACTGGCCCAGGTACTCCGCCGCGAACGACTCCAGGCCCAGGCGCTCGACCTCCCCGCGCAGCTCCTCCACCCGGACCAGGCCGTCCCCCAAGCCTGGGTAGTAGTCCCACCACAGCTCCTCTTGGAGCGGGTCGGCGTCGGCCGGGAAGGTGAATTCGAAATAGGCGGTGCCGGTGTTGCGCCCGGACTCCACCGCCGCCCGGCCCTTATCGCGCAGGCTCCACAACCAGGTGCGGGAGTCGGTCAGCCGGGAAATGTTGGAGCTGATCCAGATTTGGCCGTGGCCGCGTAGTCCGCTCATCGTCGGCCCGGCCGCCGCCATGAGCTGGGCTCCCTGATCCAGGGTGAACGCCAGCGCCTCATCCACATCCAGGTGGAACAGGCCGTCTCCGCGCACACTCGTCGGGGTGGGGGCGAATACCGATATCGAGCTGGAGCGCGGCAGACGCCAATCCTTGCCGTTCACCGCCGGATCAAACGTGAGGGAGGTATCCCCCACCGCCGAGCGCAGATTGTGCCCGGCCGACCACACCGCCGCTGACATGTGCTCTCGGTAGGGCTCCACCAGGTCTTTCATGAACCGACGTCGGGCGGCGGTCAGGTTCTGGGCGGTGTGCGCCCCGGCGAACGGCAACACCCGGCCGTCGTCCAGGCTCACCGGGCCGGAGAGCCCGCGCGCCAACGGCACGCCCATGAGGGTTACCGTTTTCCCGCAGCGGCGGCCGACGATGCCCACCACGTCCGAGTAGGCGAACGGGGATCCCGGGCCGTCCACGCGCTCCAGGCCCACATCCAGCACGTACTGTTGCCAGGGCGTCGTAATCCGGCCGAGCTTGCGCGCAATCAGGCGGCCATAGCGGGGGCCGTCGCTATACCGGTGCGGGCTCCGCGCTGTTCGAATCGTGGGCAAGATCGCCCGGGCGGTGACGTTCGAACCACTCCAACTCACGATCAGCCTCATAGACCAGCACGTCATCGGACTCATGCACCATCGGTTCGGGCAGCTTCGCCCGAGCCTGGAGGAGCGCGGCCACCATCTGAGAGCGGGCAATCCCCCGCGAACTCATCACACCCTTAGCCGTCTCCAGCACAATCGCACAATCCAGCTCGTGCCACGCCTGGATTGCATTCTGATCCCGGAGCGCGCTGATCGTGGAGCGGGCGGCGACCACCAGCTCTGTTTCGTCCACGTTCCCGGGACCGGGGCTAACACCCAATCCCGGGAAAGCCTCAACAGTGCTACTCACACCGCCAGTATGCATCTTTGATGCTTAGGCGTCAATCGGCCGGTGTCTCTCCAGCTCGGCGGCCAGCGCGTCGGCGTCCACCGCGTGCGCCGGGCAGAAATCCAGCTCTCCCAGGGACACCCACCCATCCAGGGCGGCCCCCTCGCGCACCGGGTCGCCCCGGTGGCCGGTAAAGATCGCCATACATTGACGGTCGCCGCGGTCGGTTTCGGTGTGGTGGTCGCACCGGATCGTGATGCTGGCCCGAACGGTCATTTGCCCCTCCCCTGATGAGCTGATGCGTCGTGGTGGGCTCCCTCGCCTTGCGCCTCCGCCTTGACGGTCGTATCCCGACCCTCCCACCCGCACTCATGGCAGATCGGCAGGTAAATCGTCACCGCTATGACGTCAGCGCTCAACTTTCTTGCCCCATAGGTGACAAGCTAGCGCCCCCGTGCGGGGGTGGTCTAGTCTCTCCACTGCAACGCCTGGCCCGTCCCGGTCCTCCCCGGATTTTCAGGGCGGGCCGGGCGTTTTTTTGGCGGATCCGGGTAAATCCTGGCAATGCGCGGGGTGTATGTGCTGGGCGTGTACTGTCAGAAAACGGCGTCAAGCGACGTCGGCGGTTGCGACCGTGCCCCTAGCCGTGAATCCCGCTCTTTGTGCCGCTAGGGCGGCTGGCCGGGCTAGCGGGAGGCCCGGCCGGTGCGCACCCCTAGGCGAGTGTCAGGGGTGGGCGCTTTGCCACGCTGGCCCGCCGGGGTGCAGTGCCATGACCAGCGCCACCATTGAGGCGCTGAGCGCGTACCGTGCCGCGTCGGGGGAGAGGGCCTCTAGCTCCTGCCGGAAGACGGCCAGCTCGTCGGAGTCCAGCACGATAGTGCTGCCCTCAATTGTGATCGCTGCCGACAGGCGCTTGCGCCACTGGGTTACCCACGTCGAATAGTCACGCGCCATTGCTGCTATCTCATCGTCCCTCATGCGGGATACTCTATGGCTGAGGTGGGGGATCCTTCACGGGCTTTGCTGCTGCTCCCACTGACAGGCGAAACCCCCCGGCACTTTTGGCTGAGCGCAGCGGGGGGTTTCGTTTGTTCAGGGTTTGGGTTGAGGTCGGCCGCGATAGCCGAGGATCTGGCGGCCCTGCTCATCCCACATCGTGCCGCACTGGGCGCACCGCCAGCCGGGCTCATCCGGTAGCTCGGGGTAGTAGTCCACGAACCGGATCCGGCGCACCGGGTGGCCGTCCGCGCACATCGGGCACCGGAAGGTGTCGGATTTATCCATCGTTTCCCTCATTCTCGTAGGGGTCTGCGAACACTGGCCCGGCCTGCCAGTCGGGCAGGGGAGCGCGGCGGCGGCGAATGTAGACGACCAGGGCGACCACGGCGACCACGGCCAGCACGATCAGCACCAGCACCAGCACGGCGGTGCGCTTGATCAGGCGGCGCATCACACGGCCTGTTTCTTCGGCGCGTAACGCTGGAATGCGGCGGACTTAGTAACGCCCAGCGCCTCCCCAATCCCGGCCCAGCCTGCCTCACGCTCGATCAGCCCGGTAACGGCCACGCGCATAGCGTCCTCTAGGATCGCCCGCACACTGGCCAGCTCGGCTAGGTCGTGCTCTGTTCCCGAGCGGGCGATACGGCGGCCCTCAGCGGCGACCACCCGGCCGACCGCCTGACCATTCCAGGGCCGACGCTCGGGGGCCGGACGGGTGGCCGCACGTGCGGCCTCCTCCGCCCGCCAGCGGGCCTTATGGTCGCGGCCGTTCCGGCTGGAGCACTGGGCGTTGCCGGAGGCCCCACACACCGGGCATTCAACCGGCGCGCTCATCGGGGGTCCGCCTGTCGGCGCAGCGAGTAGAGGCCGCCATAGCGGGCCATGTAACGCGGGTAGCCGTTGACTTCGATAATCACGGCATCCTCGAATCGGTTGGACTCCGCGACGGCCTCACGCTTGGCGGCGGCCAGGCTGACCGGTTCGCCTATGAGCGTGTAATTGGATATCAGGCGGAACGTGTTCGTTGGCATTAGTGGCATCCCTTCCGCGCCCCACGGTGGGGCACGATCCGTTTAGGATTCTAAACGCTCCGTGCCGTTTAGCCAAATAACACGCCAAACGGCCCTCTAACGCGTTGGGGGGAGGGGTTGGGATGGTTGGGTCATTTTGGGGGGTCGGGGCCTCAGTCGGGCTCCTGTGGCCGCTGAGAGGGCCTAGCGTCTGGCGCAGGGTCTAGAGCCCTGTTTTCGGTTCGATCTGGTCTACAGACCAGCGCGAGGAGAGTTTAGCCCCAGTGCGGGGCGGTTCGGGATCCAGTGGGAACGGGTTGGGGGTGTTGCCCCGGATGCTGTTATCGCGGGCGCAGGAGGGGCGCAGATTCTCCGGGTCGTCGGTGCCGCCGTAGGAGCGGGCTATCACGTGGTCGGCGGTGGTCGCTCGGCCGCCGCAGATCCAACACGTGCGGCCCTGGGTCATGAGCACGTGCCGGGTCATTCTCTGGGCGTAGGTGCCGGTCCAGCACCGCAGGGTGGGCAGGTGCCGCCGGTTGCATTTCAGGCACCGGGGGGCCAGTGGGGGACGGGAGGATTCAAGGGGCATAATCGGTCTCGACTGGGCCGCCGGAGGCGCTAGGGCGTGAGCGGAACCGGCGGCCCAGATCAGGGGCCATGCCTAGACGCCGTTGTCTGACATGGCCAGCTTGGCAAGTTGGGGGTGGTCGGAGATCCACCAGTGCATCGGTGCGGCTCCGGGGGAGCGCTCCAGGTGTTGCATGGTCGGGTAGTGGCGGCGCACCCGTACCCACCGCTCAACGCCCTCCGGCTGGAGCACCTGAAAGCGGAACTCCGTACGGTCGCAGGTCAACAGGTGCGAGGTCAGCCCGAGCGCATCCCGGAACGGGTATTCCAGGTCCGTCAGCCACAGGAACCGGCCGCCCTGCGGCTCCAGCCAGACGTAACCATTCTCGTCGGCACTGCGCACGATTGCCCGGAATCCGTGAATGCAGGTGTAGTGATACAGGCAGGTCACTGGAGCCTCCAGGCCTGGGAGGATCCCAGGATGGTCCGGCCCGCGTTCAGCCAGTCCAGGGCGGTCAACACGGAGGTTGCCCCGGTCCAGTACAGGTGCCGGATTAGGCGCACCTGGGCGGCGCACCGCTCCAGCGCGATCCGATCATCCCCGGTATGTCGCCGGGCCTCCGCGGTGAATTCGGCCGCCAGCTCGCCCAGCTCGGCGTACAGCTCGCGCTCCACCGTGTCCCTGAGTCGTGCCCCGGCCGTCACGGTCAGCCCCAGTCGATCACGCCGAGCGGCTGGCCAACGTCCAGCATGGCCCGGATCTGCTCCGGGGTGCCGTTGACGATATAGACCAGCTCCAGGCGCACCAGCGAGGTATCGCCGGAATTCCACGGGCTGAGCCCCACCGATTCAATCGACACGTGCGCCGGATCCAGGCCCAACGCCAACACCAGCTCTGTCTGAAATTCGCGGGTCAATCTCATTGGATAGACCAAGCTGTATTCCCCATATCGGGAGGGTAGACCCACCCCCGGACATTGTCACCTATGGCTCAACGTTTGATCATCGGGTAACGTGACTTTGCTGGGCACCGCGCGGGGCGGACAGCATCCCAATCCTTCCGCCCTGGACTGTACCCCAGCACGCGCGCCCCGGTAGCGTCCTAACCCCTCGCACCCGGGGCGGTCGCGTGTAAAAGGCCCCCAGCGCCCCTCACGGGGCCACTGGGGGCCTTTTGTCGGCCGGGGGAGGGGTTAGTCCTCCTCGCCGTCCTCGTCGTCCTCGTCGCCGTCGTCCGGGTCCGCGAACTCCGCGCCGCAGATCCCACAGGCGATCTGCCCGGCCTCCGCGACCGTGAGGGACACCCGGATCCGGCGGGGCTTCTCGCACTGGCAGGTGAGGACCACGCCGTTAGAGCTTTTGCGCCTCCGCCCCCGGCCGAACGCGCTTTCCCCGTCGCCCTCGCCGTCGCCGTCGCCGCCGCCGCCGATCAGGCCGCCCAGCCCGCCGATCAGCACATCCAGGTCGGACTTGCGATAGGCGACCATGGCCGACTCCAGGCGCTCAATCGACTCCGCGTAAGCCTGCTCGGTGGCGGCCGGGAGGGTCGTGATGCTCCAGCCGATCACCTGATGCCGCTGAACCTCAATCCCCAGCTCCTCCGCCAGGTCCCGGAAACGGCCGTTGTGGTAACGGCCGCCCCGGGAGACGTCCTGGAGGTCACGAGTCAGCGCAACGCCGTGCGCGGCCTCATGCAACAGGGTGGCCATGACCTCCTGGGGGGAACGGTTCAGGCCCTCAGCACCCACGAAAATTTCGTTAATGCTCCGGTCCCCGGCCGCCCAGCGGTGCGCGGCGAAATGGCCGAGCACACCGGGTTTGCCCCCACCGAAGGTGATCACCACGTCCGGCACGTCCGGGTGATTCTCCTGGATAGCCGACCAGGCGAACGTAAACGCCTGGACAAGCGGAGTAGAAATATCAGTCTTAGTCATTGCGGATTCCCAATCCTGAGGCCGCCCATCGGCCCCCACGTTGTCCAGCCTAGGCTATTGACACTTATGTGTCAATTCGCCAGGCGCGCAGCTCGCACGCCAAACCGGTTGCCCT